TAGCTGAACAGCGTAAGACACAGATTGCACCTGCTTATAATAAAGGTGCGTATCAGTATATTACATTAGACGATACTAAAACTATTGGGAGGTAGTTATGCAAACTGAAGAAAATAAAAATAAACCATACTTTGATATGTTAGATACTATGCAGGAAATGGGTAGTATCAATATGTTCGGAGCACCCGCAGAGTTACGAAAAGTATTTCCAGAACTAGGCAGACACGAAGCTATGAGTATTACAGGTGAGTGGATGAAGGCTAAAAAGGATAGTGAATGATGAGTAATGTATTAGAAAAAGTAAAAACTTGGTTAGAGGAAGAAATAGAGTATAACGAGCCTGTATTAAATGGTGATGAAGAATTATCTGATGGTACTTTAGGTATTCACGAGGGCAGAAGTGAATGTGCTGTATCTTTACTTGAACAAATCAAAAAATGGGAGAACGAAAATGAGCACTGATTGTAAATGCGAAAATATAGTAAATAGCCATAAAATCACGAAAGACGGTATATTACAAAGCGTTTTAGAATGTGAAGATTGTGGTAAACGAGAGGTAGAAACTTTTGATGAACTCTATAAACAAGACAAAAAATAACGAGTGCCCCGAGTGTTGTGGGGAAGGATTCGACCTAGACCATTTCTACGAAACAGGTGGCGAGGAAGAAGATTGTTATATGTGCGGAGGCACAGGAACATATGAATAATAACAATGAGGGACTTTGGTTATTAATGGCTTGGCTTTTGCTAGCTTCGGCGGTTGTTTTACTTTGGTAAAACTCGTAGCTATAATAGTAAAGTAGTAAATTATTATTACGATAGAAAGGAGAAAGATATGAACGAAATATTTGAATTAAGGGCTTACCCTGAACCAAACGACGTTGAAACAAACAACGATAAATATATATTATTTCCAGGAAAACATACATTGAAACAGTGTGAGGAAATTATAGATAATCAACCGAGCCAAATGATGCACGTAGATGTAACTTACGAGTATGTAGCAGTTGATAGTAAAGGTAATAGATATTATTCACCAAGAGACGGTTTTGATTGGATGGATGTTAAAAAGACGGAGGAAGTATGAGCGATAAATTATTTAAAGTATATTTTTGTTATCACCATGAACAGAATAGAAACCCTAATCAATACAAAGAGTTTGTATGTATTACTACAGCAGACCGTGTAGCAAAGATACATGAACATTACTCGGAGTTGTGGGGTTTAATAATAGACCCATGCCATACTAATCAAAAAGGAGAATATTACCCAGTCGATGAATTAACGGAAAGTAAAATACTACAAGAATGGGAAGGATTCGATTTCGATGCGTTATTAGAGTGTGTAGAAACAGGTGAAAAATTTTGGTATGTGACTATACGCGAAAATGGTGTAGATAGATATGAGTTAAAGAAAATCTAAAGCTCGTAGGTTGCTTTATTTTGGTAAAACTCCTAGCTATAATATAAGGGTATTAAAAAAGAAAGGAGAATATTATGAACGATACGATAGAATTTGAAGGAATTAATAGCCCTAGCGAAAAGCTAGACGCTAAGATTTTTAGTAAAGCCTACCCCGAAGATTTAGCCGATAAGCTGAATGGCGGACCTGTAGTTGCTGATTTCTTTGTCGTCGGTAATTCTACTATTATGCGTATAAATGTTAATGACGGTATGTTTGCGGTCTATCATTTTGAAAAATGCCCTGCGGTCTTAACTGCTAGTCAATGTGAATCTAAGTTTGATTCTATGGTTAAAGTCGACGCTGAGTGGGTCGAAGAAACTGAGAATCGTACAGCTTCCTAAAGTGTAAGCCCTCGCTTTATGCGGGGGTTCTTTTATTTTCGGTTTAATGGTAGCTATAATATATATAAGTTAAAAAAGATTTTTAACCAAGGTTTTAAGGACTCGACCATTAGAAAAGATTCCAATTATACGGAGAAAATTATGAGTAAAAACATAGAAATATACGATATGGACGGAGAACAACATTATTCTCTCAACGAGCCCAACGGTAAGTGGAGAGATTTGAAACACGGAGGCGAATACTTTGTAGGAGCCGACGCTAGCGATTTCCCTAACATAGATTTAGGTAAAGAAGTCGGTAGATACGAAGAAAACAACGAGCATTTTGTTTTCCACGTGAATAAGACCGACGGCTACAATTACCTTACGATAAGAATGCCAGAAGAAGGTGGTGATTTAGGTATAACCCTTAGACTACCTACATGGGAGGACTGGCAACAGTAGAAAAGAATACGCTAGGGAAAAAGCGGACCCTCGCCTCGTGCGGGGGTTTTTTATTATTAGACCTATCGTATTAGTGTTTTTAAAAATAAAAAATTTTAATGAAAGAAATTTACAAAACTACTAATATCTCTAATATACTAATAGAATCATTCTGAAAGTCTCTTTGTTACTCTGTTCTTTGAATCTACAAAACTAATAGATTTTCTATTAGTTATTAGAAACTATGGTAAGATTACTAGAGGGCACGAGAAAAGTAATTTGAAAATTATCTTTTTTAATATATTTGTAATATCATTTGCTGAAGCGAGGTATTACAATGAAAAAGCTAACTTATACTCATTTAGTTCCCACCGAAGACGGCAAAGCTTTCGTAGACCAACAGGGTAAGACGTGGCAACCGCTCAACTCTAAACAAAAACTATTTTGTAAAGAGTATATCAAAGGACAAACTGCAACGGAAGCCGCTATAAAAGCAGGCTATACAAAGGATAGGAAGGGTGCTAAAACACAAGGCAGCGTATTACTGAATCATAACCCTGTTGTACGAAACTACCTCATTGACTTGGAAATCCAAGCCTCGGAGAAGGAAGCAGTTTCTCTGGAGAACCACCTCTCTACTCTACACGACCTACGAGAAGAAGCCAAGGACCAAGGACAGATATCCGCTGCTATCACTGCAGAGGTCCATCGAGGCAAAGCTGGCGGACTCTACATCGATAGAAGAGAAATATTGACTGCAAAAATTGATTTAATGACCAAGGACGACATACTCACTCGACTCAAAGAATTGATTGCAAAAAAGACTGATAACATTATCGAGGGCGACTTCACCAAGAACCACTGACCGACGGATTGATGGACCGACTTTCTTCCGTTCTTTTTACTCCTTTACTTTGGTACCAATCTGCCATATAATATACCTATATTAACGGGGTAGTTCCCACTATTAGAAAGGAGAAATATTATGACAATAGATAAAAACTACAAAGCTGGAGCCCAAAGAGGTTCTAATAACTATAACCAAGTAATCACTTTATTGGCTACACCAAAAGAAGATATTGCACCACAAGCTGGAATCATTATCGAAGCTTTACTAAAAGCCAAAGACCACAAACTTACAGTTGGTGAGTTAGTTGGGACTGATGGTTCGACTGAAAGTGCTTGGGTGAAAGCTGGAGGGATAACCGACCAAGCGGTTAATGTAGTGTGGACACATTATAAGAAAAAACTTATAACTGCTGGATACATAACAGTAAGCTAGACTTACTGATTGGTTCCAAAGGGCGACTTCGGTCGCCTTTTTTGTGCTCTACTCTAGTCTAGTCTATCGCTCTAATCTATCCCTCGCTCTATCCCTCTACCTTTACTCTATCCCTGTCCCTCTATCCATCCTTCTCCTGTATGCGTGCGTGCGTTCGCGTCCGTCCGTCCGTCCGTCCGTCCGTCCGTCTTTCGCAAATAATTACTAACTTAACTAACTTAACTAACTTATATAAGTTATATAACCTAATGAAAAAAAGTATATGTTTTTTAATCTAACCTATTGACATAGACTAAAAAATCAGTATAGTTAGCTACATGAACGAGAAAATAAACGCTAAAAAAGCTGAGGGTAATACACCCAAGAAACAGAATGTATTAAAGCAAGGTGACTTTACTGCTACTACTACTAGCGGTGGGGCTAATGCTAATATGGTACTTACATTGACTGATAATGCCTTAGACCTAATGAGTAATAACCCACCTAGACAAGTTGTGCTAGTGTGTCAGTTATTAAATAACTTAGGCGGTAGTGCTACTATTGGTCAACTTAATGGCTATATATTACAAAGCATGAATGATACTAACTGTAGCTATTGGGTAGATAAAAAGTCTGAAAAATATGTTCAAGACATTTACCCTGTTATGTCTGCTTACCTTGATAAAATGATAGGTAATCAGGAATGGACAGCTAAAAAGGGTAAGTTTACCTTAGTAGGCGTATCTTAACCTAACCTAACGCCCCGCTTAGGCGGGGCATATACTAACCTAAGGGCTATCTACTGATAGCCCTTATACGCGTTTTTAAGCCCCCCTATACCCCCTTTACGCTACCGTTGACTCCTCACCCTCCGCCGCTCCTTAGTTCCAGCCTCTTAATTGCATCTACTTTACAAATAAGTCCCTAGTAAAAAAAATTTTGCAAAAAAATTTTTTACAGTTATACTTTTGTAATGAAAAAAATACTAAATATAGTTAGTGCAGTCGCACCCACACTTGGTACAGCACTCAACGGTCCACTGGGCGGTATGGCAACAGGAGTTATCTCTAAAGTATTAGGCGTTAACAATGATGAAAAAACTATTGAACAAGCTCTAGCAAACGCTACCCCTGAACAGTTGTTAGAGATTAAAAAAGCAGAGAAAGATTTTGAAGTTAAAATGAAAGAACTTGATGTTAATTTGTTTGATATCGAAACAAAAGATAAACAAGACGCACGGACCAAGTTTAGTAAAGATTGGACCGCACGTATAATTGGTATTGCAATGGTAGCAGGTTTTCTTGGTTATATATTTTTAGTTACGTTACAACCACCAGAACAAAACAGCGAAGCACTGATTAATTTAGTTCTTGGTTATTTAGGAGGATTAGCAAGTGCTATTATTAGTTTTTATTTCGGTGCATCGCATAGCGAAAAATAAATCGCCGACAAAGAAACTCATTCATAGTTTAAACTGCTTTACTTAACATGGCTGGCATAGTAGATTTATTACAAAACTTTAACGAAAATCTTATTCCACCTAAGAATATGTTTCAACCTGAACCAGTTCTAACTATTGAAGAAATTCTCGCTGAGCAAGAAGCTGGTACTTATACTCCCGATATGTATCAAAGGTATTTAGCAAACTTATCGCCAAAAGATATAGCAAGACGGGCATATCGCCGTAGTGAAAAGTCAGAAGTAGGTGCTGAAGACCATGTTCCTTTTAGTGATTTTTTAACAGAACTAAAAAATATAAACCGTAAAAAACTTTCTCCTGATTATATTTATGAAACAAGTTTATTTGGAACACCTAAATATAATAAAACACCTTCAGGATTTTTTACCGATAGTTATGACGGAACAAGTGATAAAAATTTAAATATAAAAGGATTAGAACGCGAATATAGTAGTTTTAGAGATATTATGGAAAAAACTCACAGTGGTAAATTAAGTTTTTCTGATGATTTAATTTTTAATAAAGTATTATCACCTGTGGGTATAATGGTTTTAGGTAAAATAGATGACTATAACAAAAAATATGAATTAAGTTCAAAGTATTTACCAGAAACATATCATCAATTATTAGCTATGAAACCACCTAAAGGTAAAGCATAATGGCGGAAGCAAGAGAAGTATTTGACGACGGAACAAGAATATTACCTATTAGAGGAAATAATCGTGTTCCTATTATGGGCGAAAACTTTAACCAGTATGGCGTCGACATGGCAACTCTAGGACCTTTTCAAAGATTTATTACCGACCCTGGACTTGTTGGAGATAAAAAGCTAGAACGTGAAAGGTTAGGGAATATTGCATCGTACATACCATTTCTAAGTGGTAAAGTTGCTGAAGCTAGACAAGATAAGTTAGGCGAAGCATTAGGTTATTTAGATGCAATGACTGCAGGAACAGCAACTGGTATAAAAATGGGGAGTGCTTTTTTAATCGCTAAAAGAAATGATTTAATTAAAACATTAAAAGAAATAGAAACAGACCCGATTTTAAAAGGCAATACCCAAGTTAAAAGTAGCTTACAACAACAACTTAATAAAGTTAATAAAGAATTAGCTTCTGGTGACCAAGCCACAAAAAGAGCTGGTATTATAAGTTCAAGTGTTTTAGACGAAGGTAGTAATTTAAAAAATGTTAACTTAACGCCTAGATTTACTAAACCTATTTATCATGGCGGTTCTGCAGGTATAGCAACTTTACGAACACCAAAATTTAGGTATGGCGATATATCTAATCTTAAAGAATCTACAGGCGGTATTTATTCAGTATTAGATAAAACTGACCCGAGATTACCATTGTACGGCGTTACCGATGATTTAGGTTTAGAAATCGGTGTCCCAGAAATATTAAGAGATTTACCTAAAAAATCTGTATATGCAATACAACCGTCATTTAAAAATGTAGTTGATGCTAAAAATTTACCCTATAACGTAATTGACGATTTGTATGAATTAGTAGAACAATTAAGTAGAACAGCTACAAAATCAGGCAATCCATATGATGCAGCGTTAGCTAGAAATACATTTTTTCTAACAGACCGATTAATTAATGCAGGCGATAAAGGTGCAGTATCTATGTTTAGTAAACCTGTTGCAGATGTTTTTAGAGATAGGGGATTTGATGCGATACAATTCCCACCTAGAACTTTTACACGTATGGGTAAAGAAGGTGATACAATATTATCTTTAGATGATGATGCAGTAAAATACGCACAAGAAATATCTTTAGAAGATTTATTAAAGTTAAGTGACTGATTTAAAAAATTTAAAAAACTTAGATTTATCACATCTAAGTAAACAAGAAGCTAAAGAATTTACTGTTCTTTTAGAAGAATTAGAAAAACGCGACCACCAAGAAATTTCTACATCAACTTTTTTAAATTTCGTTAAAAGTATATGGAAAGAATTTATAAATGGCGACCACCATGTAAAAATGGCAAAAGCTTTTGATGATATCGCTAGTGGTAAATTAAAACGTTTAATAATTAATATGCCACCACGTCATACTAAATCTGAATTTGCATCGCATTTATTCCCTGCTTACCTTTTAGGTAAAAATCCAAAATTAAAAATTATAGAAGCTACCCACACTGCTGACCTTGCAATTAACTTTGGTAGAAAAGTTAGGGATTTAATTGATAGCGAAGAATATAAAACTTTGTTTCCTGAAACTGAATTAAAAGCAGATAGCCGTTCTGCAGGTAAATGGTTAACTAATAAAGGCGGTGAATACTATGCTGCTGGTACGGGTGGTGCTTTAGCGGGTAGAGGTGCTGATTTGTTTATTATTGACGACCCACATTCGGAACAAGACGCTATGTCTGATAAAGCATTAGACGAAGCTTACGAATGGTTTATGACAGGACCTCGACAAAGGTTACAGCCTGGAGGTGCAATCGTCATTGTTATGACTCGTTGGTCTAAAAAAGACCTAACAGGTAGATTAATTAAGAAAATGGCACAAGAAAAAGGTGCTGACCAATGGGAAGTTATAGAATTTCCTGCAATTTTACCCAGTGGTAATTCACTTTGGAAAGAATTTTGGAAACTAGAAGAACTAGAAAGTATAAAAGCTTCAGTTAGTCCGTCTAAATGGGCGGCACAATACATGCAAAGACCCACAGGTGAGGGTATTTCTATAATCCCTAAAGATTGGTTTATGGTTTGGGACCAAGAAAAGCCACCAACTTGCGATTATTTGATACAAAGTTACGATACAGCGTTCTTAAAAAGCGAAAGAGCCGACTTTACCGCTATAACAACGTGGGGAGTTTTCTATCCAGAGGGTAAAATAGGCGAAGAACACTATAAAGGAGACGAAGCACACTTAATTTTAATAGATTGTATCAAAGAAAGGTTCGATTTTCCTGAATTAAAACAAGAAGCTATGCGTTTATATGAATTTTGGGACCCCGATAGTGTAATTATTGAAGCAAAAGGGTCAGGATTGCCACTTATACAAGAATTAAGACGTATGGGTATACCTGTAAACACTTTTAGTCCTGGAAAAGGGCAAGATAAAATAGCAAGATTAAATTCTGTGTCCCCAATTTTCCAAGATGGACGAGTTTGGGTGCCAGATAATCGTTTTGGTGAAGAACTTATGGAAGAAGTTAGTGATTTTCCCGCAGGGGAGCATGATGATTTAGTCGATGCTACAACTTTAGCATTAGCAAGGTTTAGACAAGGCGGATTTTTACAACTTTCAACTGATATGGGTGATGAGCCAAGTTACTATCCTACCCAAAGGGTTTATTATTAGTAAAATAAAGGTTATACTGCTGAAATTATGGCTATAGAAAAACAAGCGATACCACAACCACTCCGTCCTGAAGAAGAAGTCGAATTAGAACTAGTTCAAGAAACAATACCAGAAGATACTGAAGTAACCATCAATCCAGATGGAAGTGTTAGTATAGGTTCTGTAGAAGAAAATACAATATCAGGTAAGTTTGGAGAAAATTTAGCTGAACTTATTGACGATAATGAATTAAATTCTATAGCACAAGAATTAATACAAAGTTTTGAAGAAGATTTAGATTCTCGTAATGATTGGTTTAGAACATATAGCGAAGGATTAGATTTACTAGGTATAAATAGTGAAAATAGGTCAGAACCATTTATAGGTGCATCGGGTGTACACCACCCAATATTAGCAGAAGCTGTAACACAGTTTCAAGCACAAGCTTATAAAGAAATGCTTCCCGCAGGAGGTCCTGTTGATACAGAGGTATTAGGTGTTACTGATAATGCTAAAATGGAAAAAGCAAATAGAGTTAAAAACTTTATGAATTATCAAATTACTTACAAAATGGAAGAATACGACCCAGAAATGGACCAATTATTATTTTATCTTCCGTTAGCAGGTTCTGCATTTAAAAAAGTTTATTACGACCCTGCTGTTGGGCGTGCAGTAGCTAGATTTGTAAAATCTGAAGATTTAGTAGTTCCATATTACGCTGTAGATTTATTAACGTCTCCTAGAATTACTCATGTAATACATATGTCACCAAATGACTTGAAAAAATTACAAATATCAGGTTTATACAAAGATATGGAGATGATGGACCCTGACGGTAATTACGATAACACTGATGTTGAGTCTAAAATGGATGAATTACAAGGATTATCTAGAACAGCTAATGATGAAGAATATTGTTTATTAGAAATGCATGTAAATTTAGATTTAGAGGGTTTTGAAGATAAAGACGCTAATGGTGAAGAAACAGGATTAGCATTACCTTATATTGTAACTATATGTAAAGATAATAATAAAATTTTAGCTATTAGACCTAATTATAACGAAAACGACCCTATGCGTAAAAAGATAGAATATTTTACTCATTACAAGTTTTTACCAGGATTAGGTTTTTATGGTTTTGGTTTAATACACATGATGGGTGGATTAACTAAATCAGTAACTGCAATATTAAGACAACTTATCGATGCAGGCACATTAAGTAATTTACCTGCAGGTTTCAAATCTAGAGGGTTAAATATACAAAGACATGATGACCCGTTACAGCCAGGAGAGTGGAGAGATGTTGATGCTCCTGGTGGTAGATTACAAGATGCATTTTTACCATTACCTTATAAAGAGCCAAGCGGAACATTAGGAACTTTACTAGGGGCATTAGTCGACGCAGGTAAAAGATTTGCCGCAACTGTAGAAAACCCAACAGGCGATGGCAATAGTGAAGCTCCTGTAGGCACAACTGTAGCATTATTAGAAAAAGGTCAACGTATTATGTCGGCGATACACAAACGTCTACATTATGCACAACGTAACGAATTTAAAATATTAAAAAGAGTATTTAGTGAATTTTTACCTCCTGAATATCCTTATCAAGTACAAGGTAATAACCAAAACGTATTTAAAGAAGATTTTGATAATAGTGTCGATGTAATTCCTGTTAGCGACCCTAATATATTTAGTATGACACAACGTATTACGTTAGCACAGACACAATTACAAATGGCACAATCTGCTCCAGACTTACATGATTTAAAAGAAGCTTATCGTAAAATGTATATAGCTTTAAATGTAAAAGATATAGACGCAATATTACCACCTGAAGAAGAAATACCGCCACGTGACCCTATATCAGAACAACAAGCTTCTATGAAAGGCGAACCTATAAAAGCTTATGATTTTCAAAACCAAGAAGCATATATTGCAGCTCATAGTGCATTTTTACAAAACCCTATGATTCAACAAAACCCGATAGCTACTCAAAGTATAGGTGCTAATATTCAAGAACGACAAGCTATCCTATATAAACAACAAATCGAACAAGCTATGGGACAACCGTTACCTCCTATGGAAGACGGTCAAATGCCGCCTGAACTTATGAACCAAATAGCTATGATGGCAGCACAAGCAACACAACAAGTTACAGGTCAAGCACAAGCAATGGCACAAGCACAAGCCATGGCACAACAAAACCCACAAATGCAAATGTTCCAACAACAGCTACAACTTGAAAAAGAACAATTAGCACAAAAAGAGCAAGAAGATTTACGTGATAAAGATATAGAGATGATGCGTATAGAGGCACAAAGAGAAGCTGCACAAACTAAAGCTGCAATAGATTTAGAAGAATTACAAGCTAAAACGCAAAACGATGAAATTAAAAATTTAAATGAAGTTTTAAAAACCGTTCGTGAAACACGAACTAACACAGGAGAAGAAAATGAGTAATTTCAATAAAGGTGATTATCCATCTCCAAAATCGCAAGGTGCAAAACAAAAAATGTCTGTGCCTACGATGGAAGACACAACTAAGTCTGAAGTTGTGAAAGCAGGTGAATGCATAAAAGATTCTGACGGCAAAGTTGTTGGTAAAGAATCTAAAGTAAAAGCTGCTTATGGTCAGACAAAAGGCTTACTTTGGTATAACTATATTAAATAGTGGACCATATAAGACTTATGGAGCATTTGCTCCAAAAATATCGTGAAAGGATTGATTCTCTCACGCAAACGCTTGCTTCTGGAAGTATTGAAAATTTTGAACAATACCAACGGATTGTAGGTGAAATAAACGGTTTGAGTTTTGCAGAACAAGAAATTCAAACAATTCATTCTAATATGGAGGATGCACAATGAATAACAAGGTTATTCCAAACACAGTAGAAAACTTTGGTAGTAAAGGTAAAGTTAGGGAATTAGAACCCCAAGAAAACCTTATAACTCCAGATAACTACGAATCTCATGCAGATAAGTTACCACGTCCAACGGGGTATCGTATCTTAATTTTACCTTTTACACTGCCTACTACAACTAAAGGTGGCATACAACTTGCTAGACAAACTATCGATAAAGAAAGATTAGCAACCGTTGTAGGACACGTAGTTGCTTTAGGTCCCGACGCTTATGGAGACACTATAAAGTTTCCAGAGGGTCCTTGGTGTAAGAAAGGTGATTGGGTCATATTCGGCAGATATGCGGGTGCTCGTTTTCAAATAGAGGGTGGCGATATGCGACTTTTAAATGACGACGAAATCTTAGCAGTTGTTGATGACCCTGAAGCAATAATATCATAATTAACAGGAGAAATTATGCAAGATAGTACAAACACAGCTGAAGATATAGAACTGGTTTTACCAGATGAAGATGAATCGCAAGAGGCGGATACAGAACAATCTGTTGAAACTGTTGCAGAACAAAGTGAGCAAAAAAGCGAACTTGATGAAGTAAGCGATAACGTTAAAAAACGTATAGATAAACTTACTTATAAAATGCGTGAAGCAGAACGTCAAAGAGATGAGGCGTTAAATTACGCAAAATCTATTAATTCTACTAACACAGAGCTACAAGAAAAATTAAAAAATTCTGACTCTTCTCTTTTCAAAGAGTACGATAATAGGGTACAATCGGATATTGAGAGAGCTAAAATTCATTTGAAAGAAGCTCAAGACTCAGGAGATGCAGAAGGATTAGCTAACGCGACTGAACAATTATCTCGTGCTAGTGCTGAAGCAGAAAATTTAAAAAGACTGCAAGCACAACAAGCAATTAGAGATAAAAAAGCAGAAGCACAGCAAAATGTGCAACCAGACCCAGTCCAATTAAAGACTGATGCACCACAAACCCCTGACCCTAAAGCAGAGGAGTGGGCTAATAAAAATACTTGGTTTGGTCAAGACACAGTAATGACTTTTGCAGCTTTTGGCATACATAGAGAGTTGGTTGAAGAACAGGGTTACGACCCAACTTCCGACGAATACTATGAAGAAGTAGATAAAAGGATGAAACAAAATTTTCCAACAAAGTTTTCGCAAGAGCAACAAGCCCCCGTGCAACAGGTTGCTGCCTCAACTCCTGGAGTTGCAGGTAAGAAAGGAGCACGCAAAGTAAAACTAACACCAAGTCAGGTAGCAATAGCTAAAAGACTAGGCGTTCCATTAACCGAATATGCAAAGCATATCGAAGGAGTATAAAATGACAGAAGATATTAAAAATCCAGAAGTCGAAACAGACAGAAACTCTAGGTCTGCACAGACACGTGATAATCAAACACGCAGTAAACCTTGGACACCCCCATCCATGTTGGATGCACCCACACCTCCTCCTGGATATAAATTCAGATGGATTCGTGAAGCTACTAGAGGTAACGATGATAAATCTAATATGTCTAAACGTATTAGAGAAGGTTATGAACCTGTGAGAGCAGAGGATTATCCTGATTTCGAAGCACCTAGTATTGACCACGGAAGAAATAAAGGGGTTATTGGTGTCGGAGGACTAATACTCGCTAAAGTGCCTGAAGAAACTGCACAATCAAGAAACAATTATTTTGCACAACAAGCAAAAACAGCTATTGATGGCGTAGACCAGAATCTTATGCGAGAAAGTGACCCTAGGATGCCTTTAAATAAAAGTGATATTAAAAGGACATCTAAGGTCGAATTTGGTAGTAGGAATAATTCAGACGAAAGTTAGAATGTTCCGACGAATATTAACTATAAAAACTTAGGAGAAAATCATGGCAAATACAAACGCCCCTGATGGTTTTACCCCTGCTTATCATATTTATGGTGGTATTATTCGTCCTGCAAAAATGAGAATCGCAAGTGGCTACGGCACTTCAATATTTAGTGGAGATGTTGTTACTCTTTCTAGCGGTTATGTTCAACAAGCAGGAGCGACTGATACACCTGTAGGTGTGTTTTACGGGGTATTTTTTACAGCGTCTGATGGTACACCTACGTTTTCTAAAGTGTGGACAGGAAGTACTGCAACACAAGGTAGTGCTGACGCCGAAGCTTTAGTTTACAATGACCCTGGAATTGTATACGAAGCTCAATTTACTGCAGGAACACCTGCTGTAAGTTTTATCGGTAATAAATACACTCTTTCTACAACTGCTGGCAGTACTGTCAATGGTAGGTCGAAAGAGGGTGTTACAGCAACAACATCTAGTGGTGTAGCATTATGTGTAGGCTTTGCGTCAAACCCAAGCAATTCGATTGGTGCTAACGCAAGAGCTCTATTCTCGTTCCCAACTAACACTTTTGCAGTCTAATATAGGAGAATATAAATGGCAATTAACAGAGCACAACTAGTAAAAGAGCTAGTTCCTGGCTTGCACGCTCTCTTTGGATTAGAGTATGACAGTTATGAAAACCAACATGAAGAAATCTTTGACACAGAAAGTTCAGAAAGAGCTTTTGAAGAAGAAGTTATGCTTTCAGGTTTTAGCGAAGCACCTACTAAAGGTGAGGGAGCTGCTGTCGTTTATGATACTGCACAGGAATCGTTTACATCAAGATACACACATGAGACTATAGCCTTAGCTTTTGCATTGACAGAAGAAGCTATCGAAGATAACCTCTACGATACTCTTTCTTCAAGATATACAAGAGCACTAGCAAGGTCGATGAATACTACAAAGCAAGTTAAAGCAGCTAATGTTTTAAACAACGCTTTTAATTCATCCTTTGTTGGAGGCGACGGTAAAGAGCTATGTGCAACTGACCACCCAACTGTAGGTAACATCGATTTAAGAAACGAGTTATCAACAGCTGCGGATTTAAACGAAACTTCATTAGAACAGTCATTAATTGATATTTCTGACTTTAAAGATGAAAGAGGTTTAAAAATCAATGCACAAGCTGTTAAGCTCATAATTCCACCAGCATTACAATTTGTTGCTGATAGACTTATGGAGTCTCCTGGTCGTGTACAAACATCAGATAACGATATCAACGCAATCAGAAACATGGGTATGGTCCCACAAGGTTACGTTGTTAACAACTATCTGACAGATACAGACGCATTCTTTATCAAAACAGATGTCCCTAATGGTTTAAAACATTTTGTTAGAACACCCGTAAGTACAAGTATGGAAGGTGATTTTGAAACAGGTAATGTTAGATATAAAGCCAGAGAAAGATATAGTTTTGGTTTCAGTGATTGGAGAGGTATTTTTGGCTCTCCTGGAGCGTAAACAAGCTTATTTGTTTAAGGGGACTTCGGTCCCCTTTCTTTTTTGTATTTAATAATATA